CGAATCGTAATCATCATCAGGGAACAAACTTGTTATATGCACACCAACAGCGTCTATTACATCAGTAGCCCCACAACCTGCCCAACACTTGATCAAAACATTTCCTGACTCACCTTCGTCAACATAAAGACTTGGGCTGTTATCACTGTGTGCTGGGCATTGTGCAATCCATGACCTTCTGTGCTTCTTTCTAGGCTTAACTTCTTTAACCATTGCCAATTTATTAATCAATTCATCTGCCGACATCCTTTCCTCCTTTTTTCCCTTCAAACTTTTTCAATAATTGGAAATGATCCCACCTTGTCCTTGGCATTTCATGCTGCCATTGGTAAACAGCCTGCACACTAACGTCAAAAAACTCAGCAACCAATCTCGGCTCACCAAAGTAATCAACCATTTCTTCGTACTTGTCTTCTTCTAAAATCATATTAAAGCCCTCTTTCATTGCAATCCTTTTTAATGTAAGCTATCTTTAATACAACGTCAACACCTGGAGGGGAAATGAGGCGACCGAGTAAGTGCAATGTTTGTAACAGTTATCTTGATGACGTTATGTGCAGTGAGTGTGGTGGATGCGGTGAAGGCTACACTGAAGGCACGTTATGCAGTAGTTGTCATGGTATGGGAGTAACTTTAGAACTGTATTGTCCAGTATGTGAGGAGGAAGAAGATGGGGAAGATTAAAACTTTAGTAACAATAACAGAGTCAGAAGGAGATCCTGCTGATCATTTGGAAGCCAGCATAGAATACGAATTTTTAAATGTTCTTAATGCTCTTGTGCAACACACAAGTATGGGTAGAATGGAGATGCTAGGCTTCATAGAAGATAAAGTAGATCTTGTTTATGACGCTATTGGTGAAGATATTGATTACGACAACTTGCCTTTTTGAGAGGAGGAACCATGAATAAATCAGAGAACCTAAACGAGCTGGCAACAGCTTTATGCAAAGCCCAAAATGAAATGGGAGGCGCTGTTAAAGACGCTAAGAACCCATTCTTTAAATCATCTTACGCTGATCTCACTAGCGTAATCAAAGCTATTAAGGAGCCGTTCAACAAGAACGGTTGTCCTATGTGCAATTACCTACCACTTCTGATGGTGGCAAAGGTATTGGCGTTAAGACAATCCTCATGCACACTTCTGGCCAGTTTATCGAGTCAGAGTTTTATTTACCTATAACCAAAGCTGATCCACAAGCAGGTGGCTCTGCAATAACTTACGCCAGGCGTTATGCGTTACAGGCTATGGCTGGTATACCTACTGCTGACGATGACGCAGAGGCGGCAATGATGCGGGGAAAGCCAGATGAGCCTAGCGTAGAAGAGCTTTGCGCTATGGCTGTGGCACGAAATAAACAATCGGTTATGGCTGTCAAAGAATATCTTTCTGATCCTTCTGAAAATAATATACAGTTTGCCAAGGAAGCGTTTGGTGAGATTGAGGAAGAGGATCAAAGAGCTATGTGGCAAGCGCCTACTAAAGTTTCTACCGCACCATTTACGACTGAAGAACGCAGATTATTAAAAGGAGCCTAGGGTGGACATTATTGTTATAGACAATTTTTTCCCAGACAAGATAGCACAATCTTTTTGTGATGTTATGGCTAAGCAAAAGTTTGAGTTTTATTGGCCTGGCGACAAGACAGTGCCTAACTTTCATTGGCACATAAAAGATTGTCCTATGGCATTTGCTGTTCATACTCATATGCCAGAAAAACTTATTGGTAAGCTAAGATTGTGTGATTTCTATAGCAACTCGCATACGCATGGCGTTTATCCATCAAAACATTCTGACTTCCAAAGCGGAGCAGGAAAAGCTTATACCGCTATTTACTACCCAGAAATGGAGTGGAAAGAGGAATGGGGTGGTGGACTATATATCTTTAACGATGATAAAGTACATAGGCTTATTGGCTACAAAGGTAATAGGCTTGTTTTTTTTGATGCTAGTTACGATCATCAAGCTGCTGGTATAATGCCTGCAGCAAATTATTTACGCATTTCCAATGTCTTGAAGTATTCTTCTGATATTGGCGATGGGTTTGTACCGTTAGACTTTACTAAAATTAATTAAGGAGAGGAATATGAGTAACTACGATAACACTAATTCTGGTGCATTGTTTAAGAACGAAACCAAGCAAGGTAATCAGCCTGACTATCGAGGCCCACTGAATGTTGGTGGCAAGGACTTTGAAGTGTCTGCCTGGATTAAGAAGTCCCAAGCAGGTAAAAGTTTTATGAGTATGTCTATTCAAGAGAAGGATTCTTGGAAGAAGGATGCACCTAAAGCTGCTGAACCTAAAGTTGCTGAACCAGCAGGTGCTGATGACTTTGAAGACGACATTCCATTTTAATGGCTGTCTATACTTGCGACCGTTGTGATCAATTAAAAGATGACGACTGGTCGCCTTGTTTGGCTATTGGCAAGTACACCTGGATTTGTGAGGGTTGCTTGCCAGAAGTAGAGGAGGAATCAAATGAAGAAGAAAGTTAAAAAATTGTGGAAGGGCCAGTTTGTTTCGGTTAGAGACTATGAGATTGAAAAAGCTAAAGTTGATGGGCTTTTATGTATTAGTTTTGGTGAGTCTAAGATGACGCTAAGATCCCAGGATTTAGATAGGCTCCAACCATCAAGCCAAGTTTTTAAATCAAAAACTGGTGGAAAAGATTACCGCCTGGTCGATGTTGAATTTAAACCTGATACAGATAAAAGCCAACAGGGTTTATTTCATGAGTAATACTGTTATCCCATGTCCTGATTGCGGGGCGTTGTTAGAACCAGTCCATAGCGCCAAGGGCGATCTTCTAGGTTACTTTTGCAAAGGCATTCTTGTTAAGTCTTGCACTTATATTAATGTTAAGTCCACTGCTGAATATGAGAATGAAATAAAGTATGCCAAAAAAGAAAGCTAAGACTGTCCAGAAGCTTAGGAAAGAAGCCTTGACGACCTTGCAGAAGCTTGTGAGGCTCAAGGCGGCTGACGACAATGGCTATTGTTCTTGCGTGACCTGCGGTGTTACAAAGCACTGGAATGATGGCATGCAAGGCGGTCATTTCATAGCTAAAGGAAACGGTGGCAGAAACATGTGGGCTTTGGTAGAGGAGAACGTGCATCCTCAGTGTGCAGGTTGCAACGGGTTTGGAATGAAATTTGGAAACGCTGAAAGCAGATACACTTTATACATGGAAGACATGTACGGCAGAGACAAGGTTGACGAAATGTTAGAAAAGAATGTTGTTTCTAAATTAGATAGGATTGAGTTGCAAGACTTGATTGATGACTGGAAAGATCAAATTAATGACCACTTGGAGAGGATTGCATGATCAAAGAGCTAAGCTTACTTATAGTTAATGACCAGGCTGACGTAGAAATGTCGGTTCATTTTTGTCCATTCGATAAAGAAGTGAGTTTTTCGATCTGCAGTACAAATCAATCAGTGCATGCAGGGTGCAATGAGTTTACATTGCAAACAATGCATGACATTAAAATTATTGCTGATTTTTTAAACAGCGCATTGGAGGCAGAAAGTGAATTGTTGGGTATGTAATACTGAATTAATTTGGGGTGGCGATCACGATATTGACGAAGAAAGTGAGTTCTATCGGATAGTTACAAACCTGTCATGTCCACATTGCCTGGCCCAAGTCGATGTTTATCATAGCCCAAAAGATGAGCTTACTGGCAAAGAAGATACCTATGTGGGAGAATAAATACATTGTTTGGGCAATACTGTTACTGGTTTTCTATATCTTTATAGCGCCTCGTGCTTTTGGTTCGGAGGCTAATGTAGGGGACTTTGGAACCAACCAGCAGGCTGAAACAATAACTACTACAACAGAGACTACTGTGAACCAGGAAGGAATGCCTGTAACAACTGCGGTAGCACCCTCTACTCCAACATACCAAACTGACACCTGTATAGTGACATCTGGTGCAGGCATGCAAACGCTTCAGATTGGTATTAGCGCGAGTAAAATGAAAGTAGATCAAAACTGTGAGAGGCTAAAGCTTTCTAGGCAACTAGAGAAGCTTGGATTAAAAGTGGCTGCCACTTCTATTCTTTGCCAAGATGCAAGAGTGTGGTGGGCAATGCGTAATGCACAAACACCATGCCCAATAAAAGGGCTAATTGGAGATGAAGCTCTTGACTTCTATAAAGAAAACCCTAGTTTTGTTCCTGATCCTCCTGCTGTCCACAAAGACAAGTGCGGGGGAAAACGACTTCGATATGACAGCACTAAGCGAAAGTACGTCTACGATAAACAATGTAATAAAAAGTAACATCCAAGAATATATCCAGTGGACTACTCAGTCCATGCTAGACGGCAACACAATCATATACAACAACGATGACGGTACTCAGTACGAGCTGACTCCAGAGCAAATGGATGTTTTTAACCAGGCTTACGCTGATGGCTTAGTAAATAGCACCCCAGAGGCTCTTACAGCCGTTCTCCTGAACGATATGATTGACCTAGAGCAAGACACCTATGAAGAAGAGAAAGAGACTCTGATAGAGGCTGCAAGCGAGATAGCTGCAGTTACAGAGATAGCGGATATGCTTGTCACTGGCGATCAACAAACTAAAATTAACGCTGAGCAATATGCAACTGACAATGACCTTCGAGCAATAAAAGAATCTAGCCGCCAAAAGTTCAATACCAGCATTAGCGGGATGCTAGAAGCCAGTATGACTAAGAATATGATTGAGGGCTATGCCCAGGATTCTTTTGTTATAGACACAATAGCCAGCTCATTTATGGCTACGAACACAGTTATGGACTTCTTTACTAATACAGCTATATCTATAGACCAGCTAAACGTAAGGCAGTTAAACCTAGATTGGGAGGCCCACAATACAGGGGTTGAGAGTGAAATGTACTTTTTGTACTCAAATGAAGCTCAACAAACTTTGGAGATAATACCTCGATGAATGCACAAGACGTTGCCTTATGGATAGGCATAGCAAGTTCTATTGGTGGAGTAGCTGTAGGCTACGGAACTTTAAATGAAAAAGTATTGCAGTTAGAAGCGTCTACTGACGCAACTCACCTGGAGTCCAGACTGACAAAAATAGAAACAAACGCTACTGACGGCACTGGATTAGAAAGCAGATTAACTAAACTAGAAGTGAGGATAGAAGATAATGACATTGGACACATTGGTAAAGAAATTGAACAGCTTAGGGGACAGATTAAAGCTACAACTAACAAAGTTGCGGGAATGCGTGTCCCAAGCACAAGTCAAATTAAATCAGACATACGAGTCCTTGAAACGGAAGTTGAAACAATTAAAGTCGAACTTAAAAGTGTTGAGAGCAGACTTGAGAAAATAAGCAATAGAAAAGTTAATCCATTACTTTAGGAGGGTTTATGTACCCAATAGTTAGAGTAACCTGGAATGACGCTCAAGAAGGTGAGCAAGGCTGGTTAGACATCCAGGATTGCGTTGATACACCTATGGCTGTTTGTTATACAGTTGGCTGGCTTGTAGAAAACACCGATGAAAAAATAACCATAATGACATCTGCGGCTAAGTGCCAGACTGAAAAAGAGATAACCCAAGGGGGTGGTTGTACTTCTATTCCTGCTGACTGGTGTACGCTGATAGAGTATCTTGAGCCTAAAACAACTAGACCTTTAGATAGTATGTAGTCTATACTTATAAAACATAGTTAAGTGAACATGCCAGTGGGTAGGCATTCCTCCAGAGCTGCACCGACCAGCTTCTCCCGCAGTCGGTACTTATTATGGGTAAAGGATCAAAGCCAAGACCAATGGAAGTCAGTCGTAAGGAGTTCAAAGAGAACTACGATAAGATATTCCGTAAGAAAAAAGACTCAAAGGTTAAGAGAAACAAAAACACTATCCTCCCTCGTTCCCCCTAGGATCTAACGATTCTTGCATTTCCACAACTTTCTGGAACTGTAGTGATTTCTCGTAAGCATCTACGACATCTTTTAACAGATCGTTCCTCATCTGGTACAGCTCATCTTGCCTTTCTTGTTTCTCTTCGCCAGTCATAGTTGGGTGAAATCTATTTAGATCTAGCGCTTTATTTATGTTAGTTAATGCTCTGTTTGTTTGAACGAATGTGTCGTAAGCAAATGGGCCGCCAAGCTCTTGGAACTTTTCCATCTGCCTGGCCATAGCTTTCTCGTTGTACTGCCTACCAAACGCCATTATGTTAGCTCTGGTTTCCTGCAATTCTGCAAGCGTTTCGTAAAACTCTCCCACAGAGTTAGTCACTCTTCTGCCGCCTGAAGTAGCGCCTTCTGTTTTCCACCAGTTGGTTTTTTTAATCTCTTCGTACAATGCGCTTCCACTGCCTACTGGTCTGGGTAGCTCATCATCTGCATATAAAACAGCTTCATCTAGCAATGCCATAGTTGTAGCTGCTGCACCGTTAAACAATGATTCAAAGAA